ATGCAAGAGGGGGGCGTACTATCTTTGACTCCCCCCCGGTACCGACAAACTTTGATTCCCTCCCACGATCTTGTAACTGAAATCGAAAGATGGATTAAAGTTTGTCGGTACCGAGCGAAGAGCCACAGAAAGAACGAAACACCAAGCCACAACGCACCAACGATAGCGAAGCCAATGCCACAGCCAAGCACAAAGTCTTTCAAGCGCTTGATGATTGCACCTCGTTCGAAGGTTCAGGAATCTTGATGTGCATTCCTGATACATTCTCAGTTGCAATCTCATCAATTGCATTCTCTATTGCAATACTTTCATCTGCATCAGAGAGTGCATCCGACAATCGTGCAACTCTACCTAGTAATGCACAGGTGTGGTAGCCGTGTGCCTCGTCCCATGCATACCACTCATCGAACTGTGTCCAGGGATTGAATGGATTGTCTACAGTACTTACCATGTGTAGTACCACCACACTCAACTCCCTTCTGTAAGACTGTTCTTCAGTGTGGTAAGTGAAACACCCAATGCATTGGCTACATCCTGCTGTGTGTAGCCATTGGCTAGCATGGACTGGGCACGGGCCTTCTTGGTAGACGTCATCAGTAACGCTGTTCTTGGTGTAGCCAGTTCCTTGATCCTATCTAGATCTGCGTACTTTAGGATCTCGGTTAGCTGATTGTTACTGATTGCGCCTGCCTGGATGGCGTTCCATTCTTGTTGCGAGATACTGATGCGATGCTTGCCTGCACCAGTACGAGTCCTCATCTCCAACAGTGCTTGAGACTTTACCTTCTTGATCTCAGCACTTGTCATGTCAGGATTCTCTAGGCGCTTGCTTGACAGGACGGCGTTTGCAAGTACCTGGGCCTGTCGTTCAAGGGGGCGGTTTCTTAGGGCGGTGTTCAATTGCGCCTGGAGGGAGACTACTTCCTTGGCATAGGCGGTCTTTGCAGAAGGCGAGTAAGGCTGGCTCTTGGTATGCACGGATGCAAGGCGTGCTTCATTAGCCATGTCCTTCAGACGATTCGAGTGATCTGCATAGAGATTCTCCATGGCTGTGCCTGAAGACATCTCTCTTACATCAGCTACCTCGAGGATCTTCTTTGCCTTCTGCGTCTTGTAGATCTTGACGCCTTCGCTGTTGGTGTAGTACTCATTGGTCGGCTCATACATTTTCTTACCGGTGGTCTTATCAATCGGGCCACCTTTTGCTGCAGTACGAGCTTTCCGTGCTGGCACATCAACGTCATGCTTCTTTTTCGAGATGAGAGTTGACGCACCATAGTTAGGCGCATCCTGGTACTTCCGCTTGAGACTGTTGATTCCATTGTCCAAAGCGGATTGCTTGAAATTCAGGAAGTGTTTCTCAGCATCGATCACAACCATTGAATGACGAACGGCTCGAGCAAGCTCGTCTTCATTGGCACCTTTCAGCGTCATGTCTGTAATCAAGTTTGAGATCTTGCCCATCTCTGTTTGAGTTTGAGCATTCTTCCTTTTGCCTGGTGCAAAGACTCGATCGTTGGTTCGTGCATCGTAATGACCACCACCCATGACTGGCATGCCATCATAAGCTGGGTAAGTACGCTTTGGATCGAAGTTCTGCAAACCACGCAGAGATGGTGAAACCTGAATTCGACCACTTCTGTCTGGAATTACCAGAACAGTGTCGCCATCAAAGTCAGCACCCGACAACTTATCAGCAACAGTGTGGTGAATTCCAACTGCATCCAAAGCAGCAATGCCACGACCCTGCGCCTTAGGACCGAGAAGCTTCACTGCATCAGGCTGACGATTGTTGACTGTCAGCTTTGGAATTTCAAACGTTCCACCATGTGGGTGACGAACAAGAACAACTGTTTCGCCATGCTGAAAGTTCGGAGCATAGACTTCAGTTGGCTTCATCGATTCGATCGGCAGAATGACATGTGACATCTGTCGAGGCAAATGTGCTGCCTTCAAATGCACAGCCGATGAATCTGCACCATCAGCAAACTTCTCGAGCAATGTCCGACGTACAGCGGGGTTGGTAAGCTGCAATATGCTGTCTAGCTCATTGCGCTTCTGTTCGTATGACATGGCCAGCTGCTGCTTTGCTAGCAACGGCGCTTGCTTCGAGAGGAACTGTGATGAAAGTGTCTTGGACCATTCAGCCCATGAACCTTCTTCACCATGCTGAGTTCGTGGTGTACCCACAATGTTCAGTGCTGAGGTAACGTGCTCTTTGCCATTTGCATCAGTTTCCACACGCTGACGAATGATTGCTCCAAACGGATTGTCTGGATCATCCTTCAACGGTTTCATGGCATCGAGTTTGTTTCCTGTCTTGCTCTTGTTCGTGTTGAACTGCAGGTCGACACCAGGAGGCAGATCATCTTTGTAAATTGCCATGCCCTTGAGGTAGTGCGTTCCGTCGACTGAGATTCGCACTTGAGCATACCGAGCAGAACCCATGGAGAGATCTTTGACTCCTGGTCGAACATAGATCACACCATCTGCCTGGTTGCCACCATCTTCTTTGTATCGAACAGCAATTCGCTTCGAATCGACATTCAAGGGGGGATGAATGCCGAAAAACGATCGACCACCATCTTCAGAGAAGCTCTGGACTTGCTCGATCTTGTTGCGATTGAGCCAAGCTTCCTTCTGTGAAACACCAGGAGGAACCAGAACTTTGTATTCTGTCATGTGGCCGGTGCCGAGTTGCTCCAACTTCACCGAATGGACTTGGTAGCCCTCATCCTTGAGAACAGCGATCGCAGTGTCCATCTTCTGCCGACTGATACCAAGATGATATTCAGTCCCGGCACCCACATCAACGAAGCGCTTCTTGTCGACGGCAGATCTAAGGACGGTGGCAGTATTTTCCAAGACGTCGAGTTTGTCTTTGAGTCCTGCGGTCTGAAGTGATCTAACTGTTGACTCAGGAATTCCAAGTCTTTTTCCGATAGCAACATTCGACATTCCTCGATCTTTCATTCGCAAGACTTGTGCTTGATCTGAGGCACGCTTCACATTCTTCGCTTGTGATGCAGTCTCACGAAACTCTGTTGAGGTCATGCCGAAGCCGCGAGCGATTTCGGTATCAGACAGTCCTTGCTTTCGCATGTCACCAACCAAGCCAAAGAACGTACCGCTTCGCTCGTATGGTGTTTCTCCTGATCCCCAAGGGTATCTACCTGACTTGCGAAGGATGCCGTAGTGGGCGAGGTAAGCATCTTCAGTAAATGTCACCATTACAGCATTTCCTCCAATCTAAGAGCGTTGATTCGCTTGTCGAACACGACGATCTTGTCCATGATGTGTGTGATCACATCTGGATCTGCGTCGAAGACCTGAACTTCATTCGACTGGTAGATACGCAGCTCGATGCCAATGTCCATGGGTTTGAACTTGTACTCGAGGCAGAACAAAGCTGCGTACACTTCCAGTTGATGAACGGATGTTGCAAGCCGACCTGTCTTCAAGTCAAATATCCGAAGCGTGTTGCGACGGAATCCGATTGTGTCAGCTGTCCCAAATGCATTGTCTGAGTAATACAGAATTTGCTCAGGTGTCATCTGGTAGCCGATTGAATCATTGACGTACAGCGACAGGGTTTGTTGATTCTTCGGAAGCTTGACACCTAACCGAATACACTGGTGTGCAAGCGCGTGCAGCTCAGTTCCACGTTTGGCAGCATTCTGAGCTTTCCAAACATGATCGAGCTTCTCCTCGTCGTAGTTGATCCAGTGGTACTTAGACGCGCTCAGGAATGCGTGCTCGCCGAGGAGTTCGTAGTGCTTGTTGAAGAGCATCCAGTACCTCCTCCTCGTTTTCAGGATAGATGAACGCTGCGAAGGACAACTCGTTCAGCATGCAGATATACCAAACCTGGTTTGGCTGGTTGCGTGCTGTGCGAGAACGCTTGACCTCGAGCATTGCCCAACGATCATGAAACAAAATGAGAAGGTCTGGAATTCCCTGGAGGTAGTCGGTGTCATTCTTGAGTATGACACATCCAGGCAACAGCTCTTCAATATGCTTGATTAGCTTAGCTTGATAGTCACGCTCTAGCATGAATCACCTCCAATCCTCCAAAAAAGGAAGTCTTATGGTACTCCTTCTATTATATAGTACGATTTTCGTCTGAGTTAATAACTATTCTCCATTCAGTACTCGGAACTGTTGATAGGTTGGCCAGACGTAAGTTCGGTTTACCATCGACATGATCAGCTCATTCTCGAGTAAGCCGAAGCGGGTAGCGACTTCCCAAGAATTCTTGAACTTCGTCTTGGTGTTGATCTCGATAAGCCGGTGCGAGTTTGCGGGACGGCCTCGGTAGTTGTTGTGTTGCTGTTGATACTTGATAGCGAACCATCGTGGTCGCCACATCAAGTTGTCGATATGATTGTTGAGGTGATCACCATCCAGATGAATCGGAGTGTCGAACGTTTCTGGGACCGGGGGGTCTAAAAACGCTTTGGCAACTAGCAGAGCTACTGACCGCTTGTATTGCTTGCCTCCTCTCATTAGACCGACTTGGACAACGCCACCACGATTCACAGTCAGTGCAAGGACGCGATCGGTGTAATCATTCCTCACTTGACCTTCATCACTGACAGAATACCCAGGGAAGTCTGGGATACGCTCGAACCTCATCAGAGCTCCTTGTGTCAAATCCAAAAATTTTCCCCTAAAAAACTTTTTAAATTTTTTAGGATGTAACTAGATACAAACTTTTTTTTCTAGGGAAAGTTTTT